GTATTCTTTAGCAGCTGCTTTGGCAAGTTTAGCGAATCCACCGTGACCAATTTTTTTACCTTTATGAGCTTTCTTTTCAATAGAGCTCTTTTGTTTCTTAGTCAATCCTTTAGAAGGTTTAACTTTAGCTTTTATGTCTTCCATCAAATTAGATAGATTCATAGCATCATCGTGTTCAGGTTCTTCTTCTGTAGTATACGCGACGTCTTGTTCTTCTTCGTCTTCAAAATAGAATCCATCGTTTGCTTGTTCTATATAAGTTTCTGCCTTAGTAATATGATCAGCTATCCAAGCCGGGACTTCTCTTTCTTCGTCACCTAACTTATGTAGTAACTCTGTCGCTGATTTGATTATAGTCTCAAGATTTTTTTGAGCCATAAATACTTCATGCTTTTCCTCTTCTAAATGATGTCCTTCTTCCATATGACCACATTCCATACATTCGCCTTCGTACATAGCAGGAACTCCGCACTCTTGACACATTCCATACTCTTGTTCTTCACGATGAGGACGATGTGTTTCGTTTCCAAATGTAACATCGTTTTCACCTTCTTCATCAAAATCTTTCTCTATAGGTCCTTTAAGATGACCGAATTCTTGTAGAAGAGCCAATTTTAGTTTAGTGCTAGTTTTCATATTATTTGTATTGATATAAATATTATTAAAAATTGATTATAGATATATATCGCCTTTTACTCTAGGCACCATTTGTTTTATTTCTTCTTTTGTATATTTTTTAGAGATTGGAGTATTTGCTAAATCAAGATTACCTCTAACAGTTAAGTTGTCAGGTAAAGCTGTAATTTTAGTATTTTCTAAATCAAGATAACCTCCGACGGTTAAGTTGTCAGGTAACGATGTAATTTTAGTATTTGATAAATAAAGACCACCATCAACGGTTAAGTTGTCAGGTAAAGCTGTAATTGGAGTATTTCTTAAATTAAGATTACCTCTAACAGTTAAGTTGTCAGGTAACGATGTAATTTTAGTATTTTCTAAATCAAGATAACCTCCGACGGTTAAGTTGTTAGGTAAAGCTGTAATTTTAGTATTTTCTAAATCAAGATAACCTCCGACGGTTAAGTTGTCAGGTAAAGCTGTAATTGGAGTATTTCTTAAATTAAGATTTCCTTTACTTCCATCTTTTATATACTGTTGTATTTTTTTTTGAACAACAATAGAGTAATTCTTCTGCCTCTCTTCAGGAGAACGCTTTGTAATAAGATCAAACTTATTGGATTGATCTTCTTCAAGAAGTAATCTTATTAATTTTATTGTAGTCATGGTTATTTAATATTAATTGTTTTAAGAAATTTATTTATGTCGCTGCTCGTTAATTGTTTATCTAATCCATCGTACGCGTCTATATTCTCGTCTGGAAGTATGGCTAAAGCTACTACTTCTAATTTTTTGTATCTATTAGGAAACTGATCCTTTAATTTTTCAATTAATCTATTAGATTTTACTCTAATATAGTAAAATGTTACGTTACGATTGTAATAATAATCATTAAAATGATCTGGTGCTTTATAGGTAGTACACCACGCAGAATCTTTACCTCCTCCTTCGCAGTCTCTAAATGCAAATTTTGATAGGCCTAATTTACGAGATGCTTCGTGAGTATGAGGACACATGACCAAAAGATCAGAATTATCTAAAATTGTTTCGTAGTCATTTTCCAAATCTCTGTCCGTTATTCCAGCACCTGAATTATTTATATCATCTACCTCTTTTTTTAAATCATTGAAGGATTTAAATTGATTAATATCTTTTGTATTAATCCTTCCTTTATTTAGAAGAGTATCAAACTCTTCTATTTTATTTCTCAAATCATCTATATCAGGCCTATCCTTTAGAAAAATTTTTGTCATCCAGCCTACGTATTTTTTTTGTTTGGTAGGATCTGCATTCATTAATGCATCTAAATCTTCTTTGGATATTTTACCTTGTTCAAAATAGCCTTTTGCCTGTTTAGCGTTTTCTCTTATCAGAGTAAGGTGCTTCCTTAATGGTTTATGGTTCTTGATATTCACACTATAAGTTATTTATTTTTTATGTTTTGATTTATTAGACGCTCTCTTCCAAAGATCTTTATCTGCTTTTCTGGATCCACCCTTTCCAGTGACAAAAGAGTTAACTCTAGCCATTGCCCACTGATGCTGGCTGACTCCAGGTCTATGACCAGTTTTCCAGGCAGCAAGGCCTTTATCGTACACTGCTTTTAGTACAGATTTCGATATACCAGTAGCTTTAGCTTTATGGTCCAAGGCAACGTCTTCGTTACCTTCATTTATGCCTTCTCCAAACTTCTCTTTATAAGCTTTTGTAGCAGAAGATTCTTTTGTCTTATAAGGTTTAGTTTTTGATTTATCAGAGTAGTCAGCATCCCACTTTCTATAAGCAGAAGGATCATCATTTTTTAGTTTTGCAACTCTATCGATCTCCCTCTTCATAGCAGCCTTATTTTTAGTCAAATATGCTTTATTGACTTTCTTTCCTGCTTTAGTTCTTTGAGCGTCTTTCACCTCTTTTAAGATGCTGAGTAACTTTATCATCTATTTACTTTTTAATTAGAGCGTATAATTCGTCTACCAAAATCGACATGACCAATAATTAGCACGATCTCTAGGCCCTGGATTTTCACAGTGATGTCTCGCTCTATAAGATTTTCTGTGTTTGGGTAAATACTTTTTAATCGCTACTCCTTTTTGGCCAAAATTAACTTTTACTACTTTACCTTTATCGTTTTTAACGTACACTGATCTCTTTTTAGGACCATCCGGTGTTAAGAATGGTTTTCCTAGAGTGACTTTTTTACCGTGATATTCTGCCTCTTGTAGAGAGTTAGCATGCTTTTTTATGTACTCTGCCAAACATTGAGGACAAAAGTCTTCTACCTCTTCTATCTCGTCTTCTTCATATATCTTTCTACAATCATGAACTTGTTTTCCATTTTTGTTCTTTGTTCCGAAATGACGATAACTTCTCCAGCAAGGATTTTTTCTCTCTTGATTTAATTCTTCGTTAAGAAGAGTTGAAAGCTTTATCATTATTTCTTTTTTTCTTCTTTGTCGTGTTTCTTAGATCTTTCTACTTTTTGCAGTTTAGTCATTAAATCGTCTATTTGATGAGCTAGATGTGCAATGTGCTCTTTGTGAACTCCAGCATTTTTTGGATCTTTTTTAGCCAAATCAATATGGCCTTTTCTCTTCTTTTCTAACTTGTCTATTGCTGTGGTAATCTTTTTAGCCACGTGATCTTTCTTTTGCTCAATCTCTTCAAGCTTATCTAAATGTTCTGCGTGTAATCTTTTCGCAGTTCCTATAGCGTCTTTTCTATTATTGTGTATACTATGTACGTCTTCGGCTACTATAGAGTGAGGAGCTAATCCTTTCAATGGATCGATTTCTTTAATCATACCAGCTACAGTAGAACCTTCGTGTGGATGCAAGACAGCATGGATCTCTCCTACGTGATTTTCGTACTTGGGTTTTTTCTTAAGTCCACTAGGATTTTTTGCGTGTAATGCAGCTGCTACTCCCATTTGCGCACGTTTCTCTTTACTCTTTCCTTTGAATTGAGGAGCTTTTGATTTTTCAAAATCTTTTACAGCTTTTCCAATCGGAGTCTTCTTTGTAATTGGCATCTCTTATAAATTTTACTTATAAATATGTTATAGTTTAACATCCTTTTGCTGAGATATCCACTGCTTTATCTCTTCGTACATCCTTGATTTGTCGCCCTCTGTCCAACTTTCAACTTCTCCGGCCTCTGATACAAAAGAATCTCTCTGATTTAACCACGATTCTATCTGTTTTTCTAGATCGTCTAACTTAGCGTTCTTATTTGCGTTTTGTTGTTGACTTACGTACTCTTCCCATTTGCCTTGTCTCTTAATTTCGGCTTCCATATCTATTACGCAATCAAAACATATCTTGTGGATACCATACATTTTTTTATTTAGGTTATCCAATCTCATTGGCTTATTGCATTTTGGGCAACACAGTGGCATCACTACCAGTCTCTTTAAATCGTCTAGCTTAGTTACAGTTTGCTTTATACCGTTTGATATGGTCCATTTGCGCCCATGCTCTTCCCATATGTCTCCTTCTATGTGATCTTGACTTTTCTTTTCCCAACCCGCTAGTACTTGAGTCCTATCACCTGTCCTTTTGGTAATGATATTTCTCATTCTTTGGACATCTTTCTTAGAGAATTCTCTCTTCAAAACTGTTTCTTTCATGTTTATTATTTTATAAGTTGTTTCAATACGTTTGTTTTGATACCTTCGTATATTAATTCATGCTTCTTACCGAATTCTCTCATTAATATTCCGGCAACTATGTTTGCTTCATCTTCTACTGGAGATCCAGTTTCTCCTGATTTTGCGTACAATAATCCGAGTTCATTTTGTCTATGATGCGTTAATTCGTGACCAAGGGTTCTAAGCACATCTGCTAAATTTCTATTGGCTATATACATCACTATAGAATTAGTTTGATTCGCGTATTCACCGAAACTATGTCTAGCTAATACCCAGCTTTTGTCTCCGATAAAAGTCATCTTTGGAAGCTTCTCTATTTTTAGATGATAGCTAGCAAAGTCTATAAAGTCTTCAATCAAGCTTATGCGCTCTTGTGTAGTCATTATTTTGTAAATGTTGTTTGTAAACCTCTAATAATAAATGAGCCAGTGATCTTAAATGGTTCTTTTGCTATCGCTGGATCTCTCACAACTATGCCTTCTTGCTGATCCACAGGTCCTAGTGGACTAGTCATAGACTTTAGTATTGCGTCTCCCAATTCCATTGTAGCTTCGTATATCGCAAAGGAATCTATAGCTATTTTAGCGTCCTTAGGATCTGCTACCAATTCTGTGACTGGGGTTCCTTTTTTAACCTCTAAGAAGACAAATTTACTTAAAGCATCAACGACTTTGCCGTCCTTTAATTTAAGTTTTATACCTTTTGTGTTTTTAGCATCATTTATCCAATCACCTAAACTTTTAGTTTGTTTTTTGCCTTTTGTCAACACGATTGGATAACTTTTTGATAAAACAGATCCTAGATTAGGGGTTTTTTTAATTTTAGCAGGTATAGAAGATAAGACTTCAAATCCTTGCTTCTTAGCAAAGGGTTGTAATTTTTCTATAAGAGATTTAAGTACTTCTTTAGAGTATGGAATTTCATGGGTAGATCTTGATTTTTTACCTGGATTTGGGGATATCTCAAGCAAATTATGTATGGCTAAGAAATTTTTACCGTAATCTTGTACGTTTGTTTTACCTTCTACATATTCTATATTAAACAGTATATTAGGATTCTTGATCATTCCCAATTGGCTCAATTCTGATTTAATAGCAGGTAACGCAGAGTTAAATATATCTAATACTTTACCACCAACTTTAATCATACCGTGTCCCGGTGTATCGAATCTAGCCGGTAGATCTGCTTTAGTCACACCTTTAACATCTAACTCTTTGGCCGAACCTCTATCTATTACAAACTCTCTTTTACCGTTTATATCTCCCAATCTTATAGATGAGTTAACGCCATCTATTTTTACTGGTGCTGGATTATTTTGTAAGAATTTTATGGTTTGTTCAAATACTGCTATTAGATCTTTACCGGTTTTTACTCTATCTAAATCAAATGGATGGGCCATATGGCCACCAGCCCCGCCCTCTGTTAACAAAGATTTAAAAAGAAAACTTAATAGCTTAGTCTCTTTTAATGGTTGAGAAGAAAATTTTTGTTTCATTAGTTTTGCCAATCTTTCATCCCACCAACCAAATACGCCTTCAAAATTTTTCTTATATTGAGTTACAGTAGTTGGCATAGATAGCGCTCGTCTAATGTTTGTGCCACTCATTTCTCCTATACCAGGAATTTGGTGAGATGCATGTGGAGCTACTATTAGATATCCATGAGATGTGTATGATTTTAACGCTTGATCTGAATCGTATGCTCTAAAATAAGAGTCTGTGCCGTCTTTCTTTTTTCCAATTTTAAATCTTGGATCTTCTTGCATGTCTTTTTGGCCTACCATGAATACAACAGCAGTAGTATTTGGATCGTATTTAGAAGTAATTTCTTCTGCTTTATACGGATTTTTAACTAATACTACCCTATCTCCAAATCCATACTTTGATATGATTTCTTTCTTCTCTTTAAAATTTAATGGGCTCCTTGGAGGATCTACTTTGTCTGTAGTAGCTATGAACGTATCTGCAACACCAAACTTTGATTGCAGCCACCTAAACGAATCAGCATGATGCTTTCCAAACGGTTGGAAACGTCCAGGAAACACGGCAATAACTGTTTTTATTACATTAAATTCCATTTAACTTTCTTAATAAATATAGCTACACGTGTTCTATTTTAGATTTACCGTTTGTCTTACTAATTTCTATATGAGAATCCACTATATCTCTCATAGAATCTATGTGAGAGATAATTACAATAAATTTAAATTGAGTCTTCAAGTAATCAAATAGCATCACCATGGAGTTTAAATTAGTAGAATCTAAAGCGCCAAAACCTTCGTCTATAGCTAAAAAGTTAGGCTTTGGTAGAGAAGATACATTAATTAAAGACGTTCTAATGGCTAGACTCGCTATAAATTTTTCCATACCTGAAGTTAGTTCCAAAGGCCAGTAATCTTGATCTGAATAGGCTATGTAAGCGTTTATAGATTTATCTTCCGCTTGTAATACAATAGAAAAATCAACTATCTGCGCTAAAATGTTATTAATCTCTTCTTCAACTGACGGTATAATACTTACGATTAAAGTGTGTGGTATACCATCTCTGTGTGTAGCTGTCAAATAATATTGATAGTCTTTTGACTTTAATTCTAAATCTTTTAATTTTTGTATTGCAGCTCTATACTTAACTCTATTACCCTCTTCTAACTTTTTATTCGAAGAAATGTCTACGATCTTTTCGTTTTCTTTATTTAGATCTCTCTCAATTTCTTTTAGACTTTTATTTAATTCTTCTATTTCTGTATTTAATATTTTATTAGTTTCTATAGCCTTTTGTTGATAGTTATGAGCTTCTATTTTTAATTCTATAGAAGTTAACAACATTCGAGCGTCATTTAATTTTTTATTTAATTTATTATCTTCAGAATTTAATCTATTTTTTTGTGATTCTAAATTTTGTAGATCTTTATTGTATTGATCTTTCGCTTCTTTTATTTGCAGTACTATAGAATTATTTTTTATAGTCTCTTGTAAAAATTTTACTTCGTCTTCTATGTCTGTTACTGCTTGCTCTTCTGATGCTATGGTATTTTTAGTTTCTATTGCGTCCTTAACAAATACATTGTCCATGCAGAATTTACACATAGGATCGTATTTTAATTCTGCCAATTTCTCCATCTTCTTTTTACTATTCTTCAAATTATTTTTGGCATTATTTAGCTCTATTTGCTTTTGCTGTAAAGTTTCTGTATCTAATTTATAAGATTTTAATTTATGACTATAATCTTCTAGATTAACGTCTTTAATCAAATTATTATCTACTGTCTTTTTGTTTAATTCTAATATTTTAGTCTCAATATTATTTAGTTCTAATAAATTACTGTCTATTAAAGAAATTACTTTTTGTATACCTGACTCTATTGTAGATTTTTGATCCTCTAGACCATCTATATCCACTATGTCTTTATCAACTGGAATTAGTTTAGCAGCTTTATCTAAGATCTTTGTGTTAACATCGCTTCTTTTTAATTCTACAGCTAATTTCCTATTTTTTGCATCTTCTAGAGCGATATCGTAAGTTTCTATATTGAATTCAGATTTTCTTAACAAGTGTTGGTAGTCTTCTTTATTGTACTCTTTCAATAGTACTAAAACCTCTTTCATTTCATTGTTAGCCAATTGATACAATTCTTCGTAAATATTTACGTCCAAAAATTGGGATAGTAAGTCCTTTCTATCGCTTTGGGACATATCAATAAAGCCAGTATTATTGTTTTGCACAGATAAAGCAGTTAATACAAAATCTTCGTAATTACCCATCAAAGCTCTAATATTAGAGTTAGTATCGCTGCGATCTTTGCCGTTTAACGATATACTATCATCTCCTTCTTTATAAGAGAAATTTACATTAACTTTAACGTTGCCTTGTTTTTGTTTTACCCCATTTCTTTCTATGCAATACTCTTTTCCATGCAATTCGAACGTTAATTTACAGCGAAAATTAGTGGATTGATTGTTCATCACCTGATTCGCCTTTGTTGTCTTTGAGCACTTATCAAAGATGCAATAAGTAATAGAATCCAATAAAGTAGATTTACCGCTAGCGTTTGGAGCAAATATTCCGTAAGTTCCTTGCATGCTTGAAAAATCTATTACGTTTCCTTTACCGTAAGAGAACATGTTATCTAACTCAAATACTTTAGGTATCCACATAGAATTTCTTGGAACTTCAGACTTAGACAAGAGCTTATTTAAATTGGTATTTATCTCCAAAATCCTCTTTACAGTTTCTATGTCATCGTCTTCTGCGAAAGTATCTTCTAAAAAATCTGCCAATATTGTATTTTGATACTTGATATCTCTAATGTCTATATTGTGAAGTCTTTTCTCTGCTCCTTCTGTAGTAGAAAAATCATTTATCTTTTGTATAGATGCTTCTATGACATTTCTTTTCTGTTTTATATCCTCTATTATGTCTTTAATAACAGATTGAGTTGTGTGATTGTATCTAATCCGTAGATATAAATTATTAGGTAAATAAGATGGTAATGGATCGTACACTCCAAAGTTAACTTCGATAGTATAAAATGCAGTATCGTTGTATATTTCTACATACTCAGCTTTTTTATTTTCTAAGTCCCAAACATATATACCTTTACCTATAGTCTCTCCATGATTTTGCTGTATTAGTGATCCTGGGTAACCAATAGTTTGTTCTGGATTTAAGAATTGTCTTGTGTGAATGTCTCCTAAGAGGACTATATCAAAGCCTTCAAAGTCAGATATATTAAGATTTTGATTTAGTAATTGTGCGTTCTCTTTTATTTGAACTCCAGTTACGGGAGCATGATATAAAGCTATCTTATAATCTCCTTCTATATCAATAGCTTTTGTGTATTTATCTTCTTTGTCAAAGACAGACCAATGCACAAATGTCTTATCTGCTATTTTAAAATGGCACGTATCTTTTACGTACATTAAATTTGGCTCATTTAACGCATTAACTATAGGAGTCAAAGCGTCCATCCTATAAGCATTATTTAAATTAGCGTCGTGATTACCAGGAATCATTAAGACTTTGTGTATAGCACACAGATTTCTTAAAAACTTATGCACCATTTCAACCAATTCCGGTGTTACATCCGTTTTAGAGTGCACTATGTCACCGGTTATTACAATCAAACTATTTTCTGTGTAAGTATCTCTTATGTGTTTATATAATCTTTCAAAGACTCTATTATACTCTTCGTGTCTTTTAAAATTTCTAATGTGAATATCACTTATATGATATATCTTATCAAGCTTTGACAATTCAATAGTACTGTGTATCTTTCGCATATTTTATTTTCCAATTTCTAATCTTCTTAATAAAAGATCACCGAATGTTAATGGTTTAGCTTTTTGTAATAACTGCGTCATTTTTTCGAACCCCAGATCGCTTGGGTCTTTGCCGTCTAATTCTATTAAGTATACTTCTTTACCGTAATCAAGCAGTGTCTGTGAGCACGCCAGAGCTTCCTTGAGCGCATCGTTATCTAACGCTAAGTAAACTGTTTTGACTTTAGATTCTACCAATTTTAGCATCAACGCTTCAGGAATATATTTTCCAAATAGCGGTATTGCATTACGTTTTATGGCTATGGCGTCAAATGCGCCTTCGCATAAAATCACTGGGATATTCCAATTGATAAAGTATTCCATGCCGATTATTTCTGTCTTATTTACAGATGGAGCATCGTACTTTAATACGGGATTTTTTTCGTAAGATCTTGCTACAAAATAATTTAATTTTCCGTTTTTATCGTAAGATGGAACGATAATTTTATTTCTATATCGGCCAGTTTTACAATATCCGAGATTGTATTTTAGCACGTCTTGGGCTTCAATGCCTCTATTTTTTAAATAAGAAGCTGCTCTACGATACTCCAAAGATCCATCTTTGTTAGTAAAAGATTCAAATTCTTCTGGTAAAAAAACACTCTTATCTCTATCCTTTTCTATCTTAGTTCTATCTTCTTTAAAATAGCTCTTCATCTCCAAAACTCTATCGTTGTCAGCTCCAAGCTTTACAAGCAATGATACTGGAGTTTTACCTTTCGTTGGAGGATAACATGTCCAGCAATTGTATTGACCGGTTTTTACGTTAACGATTAGCTTTGGCTTTTTGTGATTACAGAAAGGACACTGAAACGCATAATCGAAAGAGTGACGATCTTTCTTGCCTTTACCTAGCAAAGATTCCAATAAACCTAATACGTAGTCATGTAGTTCCATATTACGTTAATGTACTAAATAAAATTTAATTAAAAAATAAATAATTTAAGTGTAAAAAATAAATTAATACACTAGAAAAATATTCTTCTTTTGTATATCACACCTAATTATATTTAATCTGTCCTTAGATAATAACCAAGGGGAGAAACAACTAGAGAGAGAATGAATATAGAAGATATAAAGATAGATAATATAAAAGAAGAAGATCTAGATATTATATATATCTACCTAGATGCACAATTTAAATTTATGTCTAATGAAGAAAAAATTATGTGGATAGGCATCTTAAAATTAATAGATAAAGAGTTTGATCATGTTGAAAGTAATAACGCTTAAAGGTTGTAGCCAATGTGCTAAGTTAAAGTCTAAACTGGGGAAATTTATAGAGTTTGAATGTGATAGTCACGACGACTTGTGTGATTTACTTGAGCTTATCTCAAATTCTTGTACTTATCCAATGGCTATAGTAAACAATTCAGAACTTTACTATATTGCAGAGTCATACGAGGATCTTAAATTAATTAATACAAAAAAAGATGGGTATATTCTAAAACCACAAGCTTCTCTTGAACAAATGATAGAGAAATTAAAAAAATAAAATATGAAACACAAAGATTTAATTATCAGAAAATTTACAGAGTTAACTAACCTAATCGCTGGCCAGGCATCATCAATCTCAAGACTAGAGCATCCAGATGTATTGAAGCACCAACTAGAGAGAATGAGAATGAAACTTACAGAAATTGAGATCTTAATTAATAACGAAGATCAACAACAATTTAACTAAACTAAATAAAAGTTATGAAGAAATTAACAGATCAGCAGATTTTAGATAATCTAAATAAGTTCTACCAGTATATAGAAAAATATATCACTTCAGATAGAAAAACTACTTTATTAAATTTTTACAAAGATAGAGAAGTAACTTTAGCAACTAGTCCAGCATCTACTAGATTAAGTAATCATAATTGCTTCGCTGGTGGATACGTTGAACATGTTAACAGAGTTGTAGAAGCTTCTTTAGTTATGGATAAAGTATGGGAGCGCTTTGGTCAGAAGAAAGACTATACTATTGAGGAATTAGTATTCTCAGCAATTAATCATGACCTAGGTAAATTGGGCACTAATGAGGAGCCTTTTTATATTCCTAATACTTCTCAATGGCATATGGAAAATCAAGGTGTATATTTTAAATATAATCCAAATATTGTACACATGAGAATAGCTGATAGAAGTCTGTTCTACTTGCAACAAGCAAATATTAAGATTAGTGAAAACGAATTTTTAGCCATAAAATTACATGATGGATTATACGAAGAATCGAATAAATCATACTATATAACATACAGTCCTGAAGCTGAAATAAAAAGCAATCTTCCTTATGTATTACATCAAGCAGATCTAATGGCTTCAAGGGTTGAAAATCAAATAAATAAATAAAATGATACTAGGAACTATCTCAATTATTTTATGGGTTGGAGCATTGATTGGTTATGTGATCTGGAATCTTCTACAAAAAAATAGAAAATTAGAAGATATAGTCATTAATCAATCAACATTTGTCAACGAAACAGTTGTAATGTTAGACGAATTCAATGCTTTAGTCAATAAAATCGATATGACAATGTGGGTACAATCCGATCCAGAATTGTTACAACTTTTCGAAACGATAAAGCAAGTTCAAAAAAGAGTTCAAGAATTCACCGGAAGAAAATAAATTATGGCAGAAGAAAAAGAATCTGAGTTCTTGGGATTAACTAAGAAAGGATCACCAAGGAAAAGAAAACCAAAGACTAAGAACAACTACTTCACGTCTGAAACTGAAGAGGCTATACTGCAATATAGATTGTTAGAGAATCAAGAAGACAAAAATAAGTTATACAATAAAAAGATTCATTATGCTTTTTACAAGTTAACTGAAAATATCATTCACACTTTTAAATTCTATCACACAGAAGTAGATGATATAGAAGATTTAAAGTACGAAGTTATCTCTTTCTTATTGCAAAAATTACATCTTTACGACCAATCAAAAGGTAAAGCTTATTCTTACTTTGGCACAATAGCAAAAAGATATTTGATCATTTACAATGTCAAAAATTATAAAAGGTTAGTATCAAAAATAGAAGTCTCTGAGATTGATAATCAAGATGGAACTCATGAAAGTTTAGTCCTAGACCCAGAAATGGAGACTATAGATAGATTGGATATAATTGAAAGATTTATTAAAACAGTAGACGATAATCTAATGGATCTGTTTGAAAGAGAAGACGAGATTAAAACTGCTGACGCTATTTTAGAAATCTTTAAGAAGAGAGAAAGAATAGATATTTTTAATAAAAAAGCTTTGTTTATCTACGTAAAAGAAATAGTAGACGTACAATCTAACACAATAACAAAGGTAATAAAAAAGCTAAAAACTATTTATACGCAAATATTGCAAGATCATATAGAAAATCACGATCAAGATATTTATATTTAAACTAAATTATGGAATTAGAAAAGGAAGTCTTTCAAGGTAAAAAAATATCTGATCTAGTACAAGAGGTTTATAATAGACAGAGCAATCAAAATACTGCGATAAAAAGCAAGATAGACGAATTATCAGACATGATAGAAGGTCCTGGTGATGCTATAGTTATAATGCCGCAAATTAAGGGTCTCATAGACTCTAGTTTAAAGAACGACGAAGTATTAGTTAAATTGTTGAGTCTATTTCAAAAAGCAGCTCAATCTAATGCTAAAGAAAACGAAATCTCAGACGGAGGCCTTTCTGAAAAGGATATCGAGCAATTAATGAGAGAAGTTACAACCATAGGTACAGGCGCAAAACAAATAACAGATAAGTAATGGCGTTTAGCAATCCAAGTATATCAAAAGTAGAAGACATAGGGTCAGAGATAATAATTGGACGCGTAAAGGATATAGTGTTAGGCCCGTTTAAAAGCGGTGATCCAAATATAAAAGACGACAACTTTAATACTTACGATGACATAGGAAAGATATCCTTTGAATTTTTATATAGTCCAAATAGCATTTCTTTGGGAGCTACTTCTAAGAATGCTTATCCTATATTTAGCGTTATTAAGCAACTTCCAATTATAGGAGAAATAGTCTTCATAACCAGAGGACCTTACCATGGACTCAACGATAATTTTAACAGTCAAAGATTATTTTATTTTCCTCCATTCCAAGTTTGGAATTCTGTTAACCACAATGCGTTTCCAAATATGGAAGAGTGGGCAAATTTTACTGCTCAATACAAAAAGAAAGCTTCTTACCCAGGTAAAACTAATACAGATAGTATAGAGCTTCCTAAAGGTTATTCGTTTTCAGAGAAAGATATAAAATCTTTAACACCGTTTGAAGGAGACACTATCATAGAATCTAGGTTTGGTCAATCTATTAGATTTGGATCTACTACTACTTCTATGAGAAATTTCAATAATTGGTCTAACTCTGGAAATAATGGAGATCCAATTATGATCATTAGAAACGGGCAAGGTAAAGTTTCTAATTCTTCCGATAAATTTGCGACTACGGTAGAAGACATAAATAGCGATGCTGCTTCCATATATTTAACCGCGGGCCAAAGGATAGTTTTAAATTCTATTTACGAGTATCCACTTGATTCTTTTGGAGGAGTAAAAGTTCAAATAGATCAACAAAATGTTATCGCGTCTTACTATCAGCCTCCGATTTCTAACGATTCGCAAGATGCAGCAAGTCAAGATTCATTTGTTTTAAATAGTTTACAATAATGTATACACCAAAATTTCCATACACAGGCAACCAAGCAATTATCACATCTGATAGAGTTACTCTATTGGCAGATAAAGATTCTGTGTTTGTTTTTGGAAGAGAGGCAGTAAGCTTATCTAGTATTAATACAGTTAATATAGATGCAAAAACAAGCGTAACAATAAGTTCTCCAATTATAAATTTGGGTCAAAGAGACTCTGATCAAAACGGAGAACCTGCGTTATTAGGAGATACTTTAGTTAACGAGTTATTAAGTCTAATAGACGAATTGACAGCATTTTTCAGTCAAGCAAAAGACGTACAATATTCTGTGCCTTCTACTTTGAGGACCAATATAAGTGCTCCTTCAAATGCTTTGGCTTTAAAATTACCACAAATACGAAACGCTATTCAAAACTCTACTAGATCTCAAGTTGTATTTTTACCAAAAAATAACTTAGCATAAAATGCCTAATAAATCTGTATTTGAGAATTCCATTAAATCATCTAACGAAAAGATAGACGATTTTAAAAAGAATATTGATCAAATATTTCATGGAACTCAAATGCTCTCTCCTGGAGAATATAGGAAGTCGACTTTAAAGGATCGGATCGCAGACGTTGGTATATTAGGAATCTTAGATCAAGTGTCTTCATTGAACCTTTGTTCCTTGTTGTCTTATCAAGTTAATCTAACTAAAAATATTCAAGGCTATCAGTTTGATCCGACAAAACAACCCAGTCAATCTGATTCAAGCCTTGTAAAAAATGCTTATAACCTTCAATATAAATCCTATGTGATACAATCTAATATAGATGGATTTATAAAGTCAGAGACTAGAGATATTCAATTAAAAGACTTCGATACCATACTAAATGATCTCGTAAATCAATTAAAGGATATATTAGACAATACAAAAGATTATTCTGTTGCCAATAAAAATTTACTAAAGGCTTTTCCTTCTTTGTTACCTAGTTACGTATATCTTAATTCTGCTCTAACTTATTTTAGTACTACTAATAATAATATAAATATTTTAAACAATCAAACTGAAGAAAACAAAAAAATAACGGTAAAAAAAATAATGTTGTTCGTCAATGATACTAGAACACATTGCATAAAGATACAGTCTATAAATATTTATGCTGGCTATAATTATATATTAAATCCAGCTTCTCAAGTTGTAGATTCTGTATTGCAGAGTCAACTCAAACAATTAAATTCTATAATAGGAAACGACTTATCTAAGTTAATTCCTATGCTGCAGACAATAAGAACACAATTAGCAGCCATTACAAAATTTTGTCAATTAATCCTATCGACTATTAGAGCCGCTCAATCTTACGTAAATATAGCAGTAGGCTTAGTTAAAGTACTTACGATAGTGTCTGAGTTTTTAAAGAGTTTACCCATACCAAATATGTTTACTATAGTGGGTATAAACGTAAGATTTGGAGACGCTTTAAAAAAGATAAGCGATTTTGTAGATACTGTAACACAAGATCTTAATAGCGTATCTGGATTGCTTAACTTATTGAGTCTTGTAATTTCTGACATTTATAACGATATTCAAAGTATCATAAACGACATATCTAAGATTATAGGTAATTTAGAATCTTGTAGTAACGCTCCTCAAGGATTAGTAAATGATCTCAAAGATACTTTAGCTACTCTTCAAGATACTTCAAATCAATTGAATACGTTTGTTCAAAACAAACAAAACAAATCAACACAAATTAATAATACTTACGGAGATTACACTATTCAAATCATAAAAGAAGAATTATTACAGAGATCTAGTAACATACCAAGACGTTACGGCATTGCTTTAGATAAAGACGGAATAGAAGTTGTGAAATCAACTCCTACTTTTGCTTCTAATGACAGTATCATAATAGAAGAGGTTAAATTACTTTTAGAGTCAAAAAAATTAATAAAGATACAACCTAGTTCTTTATCAACAGATCAACAAGCGAGTATTAACCAGGCATTATCTTACATAGAAGATAGTACAGTTACACCAGACGTATTTGTTGATATAAATTACGGAGTAGATTCACCGGACAACGAAGACGAAAATAATGGTCTTGGATTAAACGCATTTATAAATAAACAAAAAGGCGGTAAAGCATTAAGAAATAGAATGAGAGCTCAAATGGCAAACGCTAACGCTCAGCTACAACAAAATCTTAATAACGCAAATCATGGATAATTTTAACTAAATTGATATTTATACAATATGGCAGTAAAAAAACAAAGCGCTTTAGACAAATTAAGAATTCTCATTAGAGAAGAGGTCAAAAATGCAATTAACGAAGAGATGCCTGTTTTAATCATGGAGGCATTGGCTAAACAAAATAGATTATTAGAATCAAAAAGCAAACGTGTAGTTAGTCCTATACAAGAGACTTTTAAACCTAAAAGTCAGGCTAAAATACCTGGGACTTTAAATGCTAAGCCGTACAATGCAGCCGCTGCATTTGCTGCTAGCCAAAAACAAAAACCCTTTGCAGGAAAAGATCCTATGAGTCAGTTACTGAACGAAACTGCTACTAACATGCTACAAGAAGATGTAACGACTTTTGGATCTCCTGATGTAGAAATGGATGGAATGAGTTATATACAGAACATTGAAGCTCCAGTAGGAGATATAAACGATATGTTGGCTACTTCAAGAGCTAGTTCGGCCGTCGAAATGGTTCAAGTAAATGCGGTTCCTGATTTTACAGAATTGATGTCTAAATTAAGAGCAAAAGGAGTGATGTAATATATGGCATACGGATTAGTAAAAATACCAGCTTTAGATCTTAAACCTTCAACATCGTTAGGTGTCAAGATACCGTTTTCAGCTAATAACGTATTTACTCCTGTGTATACGTCTCAAGAGCAGACTAAGTACAATCTTATTAATTTTTTATTAACAGATGTTAACGAAAGACCTTTTAATTTAAACTTTGGAGCCGGCTTAAGAAGAATGTTATTTGATCCGATAACTAATTTTAGTTTAGAGGAATTAAAGGCTTCACTAACTAGTAAATTAGAAGCATATTTTAAAAATATAACCGTAAGAGAGCTTTCTATAGTTGCGCAACCTGATACTAATTCTGTAACAATAACAGTTAGTTATGTATTAAATAATAATAATCAGCAGGATACTGCGGTGATAAACATACAAAACTCTTAAGATGCCTAATCAGATAGACGTTACATATTTAAACAAAAATTTTACTTCATTCAAATCTGATTTGATTGAGTACGCAAAATCGTATTATCCAACTGTTTATAACGATTTTAGCCAAGCATCTCCAGGTACCATGTTTATAGAAATGGCTGCTTATGTTGGAGATGTGATGTCTTTCTACTTAGATAACCAAATTCAAGAAACATTTTTACAATACGCAAAACAGCCAAATAATCTATACACTTTAGCTTACATGCTTGGTTATAGACCAAAAGTTACTTCTGCTGCAATAGTGAATTTGGACGTTTATCAACAAGTTCCAGCGAAAACAGTAAATGGGCAACCAGTGCCCGATTTCAATTACGCGTTGACTATCCAATCTGGAATGCAGGTTCAATCTAATCTTAACAATAGCTCTTACTATTACGTTGGAGACGTTGTAGATTTTACCGTATCGTCTTCATTGAATCCTACTACTGTATCTGTTTATCAAGTAAATGGAGGCTCAGTACCAACATCTTATCTATTAAAAAAATCAACTACGGCCATATCAGGCCAATTAAAAAGTACGAGTTTTACTTTTGGAGCGTCGCAAAGATTTTCTACTGTCACTATAAACGATTCTAATATTATTTCTATACAAAGCGCTGTAGATTCTAACGGTAACAATTGGTACGAAGTTCCATATTTAGCTCAAGATTATATACTAACTCCAGTAGCTAACACAGCAGCTAATTACCCGACTCTAAACCAATATCAAAATCAAGTACCTTATATAATTCAAAAGCAAGTAGTTCCAAGACGATTTACGTCTAGATTTACTTCTAATAATACGCTGCAAATAGAATTTGGTCCTGGTGTTAACTCTGTTGCTGATACCGCTATTTTACCCAATCTTAACAACGTCAGCGTTGGTTTTACTGGAGGAGGTTTAAGTTACTTATCAAGTTCGTGGGACCCTACTAACTTTGTTACTACTCAAACCTATGGTTTGGCGCCTAATAATACGACAATCACGTTTAATTACTTGGCCGGCGGTGGAGCTTCTTCTAATGCTTCAATAGGAGAATTAACCAACGTTGTATCTGTTCAATATACTAGCGTAAACGGTAACGCATCTACGTTAGTAACAAACAATGTAAGTTCTTCTGTCGGAGGTGGAGACGGAGACACAATAGAAGAATTAAGGATGAATACTTTGGCCGAGTTTCCTACCCAATTAAGAGCAGTAACTCAACAAGACTATTTATCAAGAGTGTTATGTATGCCTCCGATATACGGTAAAGTAGCTAAAGCGTACGTAACTAAAAATGATCAAACCTTTTCAAATTATACAAACGGAGTCCCGGCTTTACAAAATCCACTACTAATTACGTTATACGTTTTAGGACTGGATACAAACGGTAATTTAGCGGCTCCAACCCCAGCCTTATTACAAAACATACAAACTTATGTACAAGATTATAGGATGCTAACTGATTCAGTCAAAATTCAACAAGCTTATATAATTAATATAGGAGTTAATTTTGATGTAGTCATATCGCCCAATTATAACGGTCAAGATGTGATATCTAGATGTATTACGGCTGCACAAAACTTTTTTAATATAGATAATTGGCAGATTAATCAACCTATCATATTGACTAATTTGTATTCTCTATTAGATCAAGTACAAGGAGTTCAGACAGTTAAAAATGTTACTATAACAAATTTAGTGGATTCTACTGGAGCTACTTATTCACCTTACGCTTACGACATGGCTGGGGCAACTATCAACAATGTGATATATCCTTCATTAGATCCATGCATTTTTGAAGTATTGTATCCAAACACAGATATACAAGGACGTATCGTCACCTTTTAATAATTAAACAATGGCAGTATATAAAATATTCGCAAGCGCAGACGCATCGATATATTCTTCGAACGCAGGTAAAAATACAGGGTTAGACGAGATACTAGAAGTCGGTGTCAAAAACTATGGTGCGACTACAAACGGTACTTATTTGACTTCTAATATAGAAGACATACGAAGATCTGTAATTCAATTTTCAAATACAGATTTAGCCACAATAAAATCTATCTCTACAGGATCTTCTTTTCAAGCCAATCTTAGACTGTATCTAGCAACGGCAGAGAATCTTGCTACAACATATTCTCTAGAATTCAGGCAAATTAGTCAATCTTGGGATATGGGCACAGGTAAATTTGTAGATTATCCCGATACTAAAAATGGAGTTTGTTGGAATTCACCAAATGCGTATGTGAGTGGCTCTTCTACAACATGGAATAGCGTTAGCTCTAGCTACTATACGATTCCAGGAGGAGGTTCTTGGACTAATATTTATACGACACAAAGCTTTGGATACTCTGATTTTAAAGACGTTAACGCAGACGTTAGTGCAATAGTTTCTTCGTGGTTCTCTGGATCTTTTCCTAACTACGGTATACTAGTAAAGTATCCAACGTCAATAGAAAATAATTCTGGATCTTATATAGAAACAAAGTTCTTTAGTACGGATACCCATACTATTTATCCGCCTACGTTAGAAATAAAGTGGGACGATAGCAATTACGTAACTGGGTCGACTGTAACTAGCGATGATTTTGTGGTTAATTTTGTTAACAATCAAAGAGAGTTTAAATACGGAACTCAAAAATATAGAGTTAGATTGGCAACTAGACCTATATTTCCTACTAGACAATTTGTAACTTCGTCTATTTATTTAAATACGCTACTTCTACCCTCTAGTTCTTATTGGGCAATACAGGACTATAAAACAGAAGAGATGGTTATAGACTTTGATAACACATATACCAAAATCAGTTCAGATGGAACGTATAACTACTTTAATTTGTACATGAATGGATTAGAGTCAGAGAGATATTATAAGCTATTAGTACAAACAGTATTACCATCTACGAATGAAACTTTAAATATAGATAGTAACTTGATTTTTAAAATTGTTAGGTAATGACAGAAACAGTAAATTTAGTAAAACAAGTATACGGTGTAAATACTTACAGTAAAGTAATAGATACAAGTTTTTCTGAGCTTATAGCCGCGACTCCTATAGTATCTAGTTCTACTATAAGTATACCGCAATTCTTTGAATACTATGATCAACTATTTTACGATATACCAGTAAGTGGTTCTACTAATTCTCATCAGGAGCTAGTTCAAAGAAGCACTCAATATATTGGAGGTTCTACAATTAACGCTCAAGAACAGGCTTTAATAGATGAAATTAATACGCTAAGACAGCAATTAGTTGATCTTAGTCAAACTTACTTAAACATAAGTAATATAACACAATAATGGAATTAGTAAACGTAATATATCAAGGCCAAGGAGTTGAAGCTCAGCAATATAATAATTCTGATTTAACTCTTATTACAAACAACTATATTAATACTAGCTTTCTTAGTAATAGTAATGATTACATAGAAGCTTTTATCTACGATGATAATAATAACCTACTAAATAGTGATTATAATTATACATCTTATAAGTTACCTTCTCAAGCTAGTACTAATAATGGCTCGTACGGAAATATAATATTGGATCCGCAATCTTACGCAATGGGATTGGGTTTCGATAGAGGCTCTATTAATGTACAATATAACTTTGTAAGAAATTTATTTAATTCTTCTTACGGTAATTTTTACTGGATTAAACAAATATCTCCGTCAAGAAAGGAATTAATTTTATCATCTCAGACCATAAGCGATAGCGATATATTAAGGGGATTTAATAATTATCAAACTTATGCTTCGAATAAAAGTTATTTTGCTGATTTCTATCTTAATTTTGGTAATAATCAATATATAATTGCCGTTAACGTAGCGTACTCTACGGATTCAAATGGAGCTAATTTACTAATAAAACTATACGAACCGCTTCCTTTAGATTTCGATGTTAAATCTACTTTATGGATTGTGGATCAAATTGCTCAATCTGTAAGCTATAACGTAAATATACAAATAGAAGCAGAGCCTGTAATAAATAATAATGCTTTAAGAGGGCCTAATTTTAAGATAGACGTCAATCAAAAAGTTGGATTAACGACTCCTTACTATAATTACAATAACTTAATAGCGAGCCCAATAACTGCGTCTTTGAATCAATTGAACAGTTATTACCAAGATAAGTCTATAAATATCAATGTAGATTACACTAATTTTTCTAATTTTATACACTTCTCAAGTGCAACAGAAAGATTAAATAATTTTACTTACAAGCTTGGATTAATCGAATCGTATACCTCTCAGATAAACGCTCAGCAATCCGTAGTAGGCGGTAACTTAGTCGCGTCTTCTTCGATAGGATTTTTGAGTCAATCTATAAGTAACATTATAAAAAACTTTGACAATTACGAATATTATCTATACTACACATCGGCTTCATTCGCTTGGCCAAAAATAAATAATACTCAACCTTATCAACAAGCGTCTGTAAATTCGACAGCGGGTTTAAATTGGTTGGGAAGCGCAAACACTTTGCCTTCTACCAACGGTGTATCTATGTTATATTCAGCATCTTATTACGATGCTACTAACAAAGACATGCTGATTAACACGATTCCTCAATATTTGTTAGACGATCCCAATAATATGCCTTACGAAACGTTTGTGCATATGATAGGTCAGCATTTCGATAACATATGGGTTTATTACAAAGACGTAACGAATAAGTATAATAACACAAATAATCCAAACACTGGTATATCTTTGGACCTAGTTGGAGATGCGTTAAAGGGTCTAGGAATTTCTTTGTACACTAACTCTAATCTATCTGATAATTTATATTATTCTTTGTTTGGTATAAACGCAGACGGTAGTTTGTTACCTCCAACCGGGTCAGAGCGTATAACTAATTACGTTACTTCTGGTATCGCTACGCTTCCGGCTCAGACCATACAAAATGAAATATACAAAAGAATATATCACAATTTACCTTACTTACTAAAAACAAAAGGAACTCATAGAGGCTTAAAAGCGTTGATCGCTTGTTTTGGTATACCTGAGAATGTGTTGTCTGTAAACGAATTTGGAGGGTACGATAAAAGATTACAAGACGGTCTTTTAGAAGTCAACAATCGAAAGACTTACGCAGTAACAAGCAGTTTATTGATCTCATCTTCTGTATTGTCTCCGTACACTACATTACAATATAATCAAACTAATAGAAGGCCAGATCTACCAAAAATAGAAGTAGGATTTTCTCCTTCTGATTCTATTAACGCGTATATTACTGGTTCACTGGGCTATTTTAATATAGACCAATTAATAGGTAATCCAACGGACGCTTACTCTTCTTCGTATCAAAATTTAGACAATTTAAAGAAGAGCGTATTCTCTAATGCAACGTATCAACACAGCGTTTGGGAGTACTTGAGGATGATCAAATTTTACAACAATAGTTTGTTTAAGATGATCAAAGATTTTGTGCCTGCGAGAGCGGATGTGTCTACGGGGATCATTGTAAAGCCACATATCTTAGAGAGAAGTAAATACGCTAGACACGAACCAGTAGCTATCGATAGTAGTAAAGCTTTATCGTCTGAAATCAGTGGAAGTAGAATTACTGGGTCTAACGCATTGGATTTAAAAGCTTCTACGTCTTACGTCAAAACAGAGTATACTCGAAAGGGGTTAATACCGGTTTCAAAAAGTCTAGGCTTTGAGAAGTTTACAGGCGAATTTGGAGGATCTTCTTTTGTAGGAACGAATAGAAATAAAAGCCAGATAGAAAAGTCTTATCAACCTTTTCAAAAGAGTATAACTTACACACCTAGTCAAAGTATTAATTTGGGGGCTTTATATCAAAACGTTACTGGGTCTGTTAAATCTACCATGTTCTATAGGCTAGATTTTAGCGGTGTATCGAAGAATTCAGCAACGAATTATGGATTAATAACCCAATCTATAGCGCTTGGATCAAGTTATAGAAATAACCCGAACAGTCAATTGGCCAGTGTACAGGATTACAATTATAATTTAAGGAGAAGCGTTATATCCAAATACAGTGGATCTTATTCTAGAGCAGCAGCATATAACGTGTACACGACTGCTAGTTCAACTTACGCAGGAGACGTAACGTACGGTAACGATCCAATGATCGCCTACTACACAAATAAGCTAGGTCTATTTACGCAACTAGAAACAAGTTCCTATATACCTGGTCAAATAAACGCGTCTTTAGCTTATTTAGTTGATGTTTCAGGCGGATTACAGGAATTAAACCAAAATAATACGCATTGGACAGATGTTCAAAATATATTCAAAGGCGGAAATACTCTAACTATAAAGCAATTTGATAACAAGAAATACAACAATCAAAAAACTACAGACGGAGTAAAGACTATCTATAGTAGTGGTTATTCGTACTCTCCTCAACTATACTTTTTGACTGGAGCAGATAATGCGTTGTATTTTAATAACACTGGTAATGCTATAATTACTGGGTTTGTTGCGCAGAACGACTATTCTATTAATTCGTATATCAGTGGAGCTTCAAATCCGTCTTTCCCTGTAAGTATAACTAATAGCACTACTAGAACGGGAAATATTTACAACATCTATACCGTATCAAGCGGAGGATCAAGTGGAAATCTTGGATACTACTTTGGTGTAGCTAATCAGTTTCCTACGTACTCTGCTCAAGCTTCTACGCAATATACGTTTACTACACAGTTCACTTTAAATTTACAGTTTCAAGATCCTCAGTTACAATCAGGTAATATAGACTCTGGGTCTTTCTTATACCAAATTATTGGTCCCAATGGAGCTATACTTCCTGGTAGTACTCAACAGATAATGGACTTTACTTCTAGCTATACTGCAGCGGTATCGACTCCCAATACTTTGACAGCTAGCGGTATTTTACAAGGGAACGAATCAAATTTTTCCAAAGTTGGGGCAGATATAACTTTTAATACGCCTCTTAGCGTATATAAAAACGGTACTTCTCACTTTTATAATTCAGGAGGATCTAGTATAACATTGGCTTATTGGTCGTGGTATTCTCCAAGTTATGGAGGAACTCAATTTGGAGGATTAGCTAGTTTATCTAATGTGACAGAGATTCAAGATTATAATGGATATACCACTCCACCTTTCGGAACTACCATTATCTATAACCCAGTCGCAGCATCTAATACACCTGCGTCTTCTACTTACAATAAATCGTTTAATATAAGCTATACTACTCCAGCAACGTATTTAAGTAAAAATGACAAAGTGTCGTTTCAATTAATACAGAGAAGTATGTCGACTTCTAATTACACAGCAAGCTTTAGTGGAGTAAGTTCTTTGGCTCTCGGATCTGTTTCTGTTGGAGCTGGAGGATACCCTTACGCTACTTCTAGTCAAGGTAACTTTATAAATTCTGTAGCTAACGGTTATATAGCAGCTTCTAATTCTCCAACGGGTTCTATTATTTTGAGCTCTAACTTATCGAGTTATTTGGGTTATCAGTTTGTGCCATACTTTATCTCTGGTTCAACCGTATACTCAAGTAGTTTATACGCAGGATCCAGTACTACGGCCTCTTACGGAGATACATCGTATGTATTCCAACCTACACTAGGAGATAAGATAGTGATGTCAGATTATTCAGGGATATCTCAAACATTTGATGTAATAGGTTATAGCATAGATGGAAATAGCAGAGTTAATATATCTGTTGTGCCAACAATACTAAGTAACTGGATAGCTAATCCTTCATTGATATATCAATTTTTATTGGTAAAAAAATACAAAGACGAGCAGAGTTTGCAATTGACGTTTAATAAAAAAGCAGGTCAAACGTCTTACGGATTTATAATCCCTCAGAACATTAATCCGACGGTACTGGCCAATATTAATAGTATACAGTCACAGGTTCAAGCACAATTATTATCAAATCAAGCTAATACAGGTCAATAAGGATTTGTAATTTGCATATATTTATAAAAAGAAAAACAAACTAAAAACATGGCATATTTAAATAACACATCGGTTGTTATAGACGCTATTCTCACAAAAAAAGGTAGAGAGTTAATGGCAAGAAACGATGGTTCGTTTCAAATTACACAATTTTCTTTGTCCGATGACGAAGTAGATTATACGCTTTATAATCCAAATCACCCATCGGGATCGGCTTTTTACGGTGAAGCTATTGTAAACATGCCAATCATTCAAGCATTTCCGGCAGATAATGAGATAATGAAGTACAGATTGGTTACTCTACCTAGAGGAACCTCTCAACTACCAGTAGTTAGTATCGGTTACAGTACTATCGTATTAACTCAAGGAGCTTCTATATCAATCACTCCGCAAACTTTAAATTACCTAGGCGCTACTTCTACTTACGAGACAGATGGTTACACATTCACTATCGGAGATGTTAGAACTACTAGTACTTTCACTGGAGTTGGTATTAATACGCCTGCTGCAACCAACGCAAATAGCACTCAAACTTTAGGTACTAACGTTAGTTCTACAGTTATAGGCACTACGTTGAATTTAACAGCCACGACGGTAAATACATTGTTTGGGTCTAACACAACTCTTTACACACTATTAACCGTAGTTGGTAGAGACTCTGGCGCTAGAATTAATGTAGCCGTACAAATTAACAAGAATCAGTAATTAAATAAAAAATAACTTATGTCATATACACCGCTAGAGGCAACCGATTTCGTAGTATCTTCTGATGCAATCACAGCACCAGCTTGGAGCACAAACTCTCCAACGTTAACTTCATTTTTTACATCTTCAGTTAATCCGTCTACGACTATCACATCTGATGCGTTTTATTTGAATGTATATCAAGCTAATACTTCAGCTGCTACAGCATCAGTACAATTTTCGATTGCTTACGGTCACGTGTACGGATCAGGTTCTCAATATTATAATCCTTTAGTGCCTGGAGTTTCTCCTTCTTACACTACGTACAAACAGTACAAAAACCTAGTTTATGGCCCTTTTGTTACTGGGTCTCAAGGATTTAATTTTGGTGGAGCAAATACTAACTCACGATATATTTATGCTATCAATATAGACAGAAATAGATATAAAGAGAGCTTGCTGCCTGGATCTTTCAATCTTACAATATCAAGTTCTTTTGGATCGGTTCAACTTACTGATAACAGTAATGTATCTAGCGTTATTAGTTACTTAGATTGCGGAAGAGTGTTTAACGTTATTTCTGGATCTAATGGTTACGCAACTTCCGCGACCGTTGCGGGATCTTCTCAATTAGGCTATACTGCTTCAGGATCTTACGGATTATTTTTACCAGATATAGGCACTATTATATTAAACCCAGCCGCATTGGCACTAGCTCCAGGTAACGGAGGTATTTCTCTAAACATAGACGAATCAACTAACCCATCGACTCCGTATTCTT